TGTAAAGATCCGACCTAACAGGTGAATCTGTGAGTGGCTCCGGCTTCTCAAGACAGTAAAACCACGTTAGGGCTCCATAACTTTTATGGACTTCTTACCACGAATCAATGATTTCATGGCAAGCTTAACCCTAGAGGAGTTCGTAGTGTACAGAGATCCTCTGTAATTACGACACGTTCCGGGACGAAGTATACTTCTCTCGGTATGTCTAGCGACTTATTAAGTCTGGCCCACTGCAGTATTCTACTGGCAATGGACTCCCTCTGGGCTACACCGACTTCGGTGAAGTCCTCAGGATCCGAGTTCTTCGATAAATTATCGTAGAACATCGAAATTCGTAGAGGCCACGGTTTGTTCTCATACGCAGCAGAGCGGTATGGATCAATTCCGTGTTTACGACTGATCTCAGGATATAAGATATCCCGGAACAGGTATGGACGATCCAATTGATTAATTGCATCGTTCACCGATATCAGCTTGAGTCGCCTTGCGACTTCGAGCTTCCTCGAGTGATGCATATCGCGCCACTCGATATCGGGGATTCCAGCTGCAAGCTGCAGTCCGGCATCATCGAGACCTCCTGTCAACTCAGCGTTGTGCAGGACTTCCACGATCTGATCTTGGATCAGATCCTGGTTGACCCCTCGAGCGCGGGCGTTGGTCGCAAAAGTTGCGACGACCCGGCTGATGATCGGTTTGGAAGATCCGTCAAGAATTTTCTTGATTGCCGTCAAATGCAACGGCGGGATCTCCCGAATCACTTTCCGCATCTCGGTTTCCGAGACGTGGAAGGCAGGTGCTTCGATACCTCCCAGTTTTACTGGAAGGTACCGGAAGATTAGGTCCTTAGGCAGAAAAGCTTCTAGCCTTTGTTCCCACCTCCTGGAGAAGAGAGGGATTGCCCTCTCCCAGCCTCCGCCGAGCCACGCCAGCATCCCATGGACCTGACGTGCCTTGCCAATGGCAGGGTTGCTCTCGTCTTTTCCCTCATGTTCTTTCGAACAAGGAGAGAAGAGCCGCACCTTCATGCTATCAACATGAGGGTGCTCGAGATACGGACGATCTTTGAGCGGTGAATCGCCGCCCCAGATCTGTTCGTCTCTCAGCCCCACCGTGAGGAAAAGTTCCTCACAGTAGAATGCACCGATTGAACTTAAGAAGTTCTGTGGGTGTGATACCCTCATACCATTCAGTGAATGGTTCAGCGTAATACGTTGTAGGTACTTCTTCGGACCTTGTGCCGTGTGGTCATCGCCACTACAGGCAAAGTGTCTCCACTTTACAAGTGGAGGTCCCGGGGAGTCCCGGATGCGATCTAACAGATCGCTGTCCGGGGCATCATCCATCTTGAGGTGATACCTCATGATCGACTCTAGCTCTGAACAAAGATTGTGCAGAATTAGAACCGCCTTGGCGCCAGGATCTCCCATGAGAATCCCGCGACAAGTAACGAATTCATCCCTTCCCAAGGGATCTTCGTAAACACGAGAGCTACATAGCAACTGTGTTGCGGTATCGAAGTAGGAAGAGCGTCTTCCTAAGCCTTCGAGAAAACCCTCAAGCATTGCTTGAGAGTATTCATGCGTACAGAAGTCTGTCGCAGTTGTCAGGTCGCTACTTAAAAAGTGTCGATCTGGAGGGGATTCCGCATTACGGAGTCCCTTCACCCACTCAAATCCTTGCCACGCGCGAGACAATCCCGCGGTGACAGATGGATGAGTTCTCAACTCACCCAGGATTTCATGGGCGAATGGCTGAAGAAATTCAGTCAGCCAGTCTTCCGCAACGGTTACGATGCGGGCCTTGTCACCGGGTTCCCCGATGGCACTGGCACGGACGGACGGAATTGTTCCGCCCTTCCGGAGACGGTCCCCAGACACGAAAGGAGATCCCGCAAGGCATCCTTGCGCTATCCCCTCTTCGATTGCCCATTGGAGTAATCTTTCTCCCGTGGACTCGTCCAAGGCCAAAATGGGATCCGAGTACTTAAAGTTCTCGAAATCCAGGACCATGTTCTCGGTGCTTTCACCGGGAATCATCCTCGCCGCGAATTCATCGAATTCTTCGTGCGACGCGATGTACGCAGTGGGATCACTGCGACACATCGTCTGCCAGCGAGGCCTACCAGCTATCAGCTGATAGGGCCGTCCGAACCAAGTTAGTTCGGAAACCGTCTCGCTAGCAACGACATTGCACCAAGCTCGGAACTTTGCTCCGATCTCGGCTGCTCTTCCTCCCTGTTTCACCGACGAGTCTAGACTCGCTGATGAAGAGAGAGAGAGATGTGCAGCTGACCGGTAATCTACCGGCCGGCTGCGTTTAATCGACAGTCCGATCATTCTCGAGAGACGACGCAGTAGTCTGCGTCGATCCTCCGAGATCGGAAACGTCGAGGACAAGGTGTCCACGTGCTTCTCGAGAGCTTTCTCTCGACGCACCCTGTCACCGGCGGGGAAGCCCCTGCTTGTGATGAGATGTTGTAGACGAGTCGCTTCGAATTTCGTCTGCAGCCCGCTTTCCCAGATGGTTGACAACCATGGGGTTAATTTACCCCAAAATTCTGGGAGCGAAGCGAGATTATCTCGCTGAGCGCCGAAACCGGGAAAGTTTCCCGGGATGGCTGGAACCTCGGTTTTTGAACGGAGGGCCTTCCATTTCAGAACTGTGGAAAACTTTTTCCACTCCTGAACCAGTTCACTCACTGAATGAACGCCGGTGCTATAAGCCCAGCGCATCAACTGAGTGTACTCCTTCGACCTGTGTAATTCTCTTACACGGTCGGGCGTAGACGTTATCAAATTGTCATTGATACATTCTACAGCGTTCGTCAGGCGTTTAACGCCGTCGAAGTCCAGACGGGAGATCTTATCTACGACGTCTGCACTAAGGAAGCTGAGTTTCTCAGCTACACGCCGTCTCCTCGACGAGAGCTGCTCTCGCCGAGGAGGTCCCAGCCAGTTCGCCATTGGCGGCTGGAGGTACAAATCGAGACTACGGGCAAGGCCGTACATCTCATCAGAGTTGAAGGACTCTGGAACCTTCGAACTTATACTCGTTCTCGAGTGTGAGCTTCCATCTGCTTTAGATGAACCCGGAGGCACATCTGCCATGCTTCTGGAAGGTTCC